AATGCCTGCAATTGCTCTTACATTAAATTCTGTACAATCAACAGCTACATCAGTTGCAAATCTTGTTACAGCATTGAATAATACATTCCCTGTATTAGGAACATTCTCTACTACTGGTGTAAACAATTTAACATTAGTGATGACAGATGATCAGAAACAAGCTATTTGTTCTGGAGATAAGACATTATTAATGACTGTATCAATATAAACCAAATAAAATGGCACTATCAATATTCCCAGAAGGGATGATGGAATCAGCTGGAAGCAGCTTAAGTCTTGATTCTGTTAAGGCTAAATTAAACTACTTTGAACTACAGTTACATGAACTTCATTGGCAAACTAGAGGGTTTGCAGAACATGAAGCTCTTGGTAAAATCTATGATAGGGTGTTTGACCTTAAGGATGAGATTGTAGAAAAGATTATGGGCTACACAGGTGTAAGAACTAAAGCTATGCCTATTCAACAAATTAAGGACTATTCTCCTGGAATGTCTGAACAAGTGATAGGTGAACTTATAAGGTTTGCTAAACAACTTGAAGAGTTTGGTGAAGCTAACAACATGCCTGATATAGAAAACATAGCACAATCTCTATCTGGAGATGCTGCACAAACAAAGTACAGACTAACTCTGTCATAATGCCTGTAATTTATAAAATAGTATCACCAACAAATAAAATCTATATAGGTCAAACTTGGGATTTTATTAAAAGAATTCAATTTTATAAAAGACTTCATTGTAAGCTTCAAACTAAACTTTATAACTCTTTGGTAAAGTATGGATATGATAATCATAGTATTACTATTATTCATACTTTACCAGAAGATATAGATCAAAAATATTTAGATAGTTATGAAGTTTTATATTGGCAGTGTTATAAAGATTGTAAATTTGAAATGTTAAATATTAAAGAACCAGGTAGATCAGGAAAATTATCAGAAGAATCAAAAATTAAAATTAGGAATAAACTTAAAAATAGACCTTTATCAGAAACTCATAAAAGAAATGTTATTAATGCATTATATGGTAGAACTTTTTCTGAAGAGGCTAAGAAAAAAATAGGAGATTCTAATAGAGGAAGTAATAATGGAATGTTTGGTAGAAATGGTAGCCTAAATCCTATGTCAAAAAAAGTATTAGATCTATCAAGTAATAAGATTTTTTCATGTGCTAGAGAAGCAGCTGATTTTTATAATATTAGTAAACAAGTATTGATAAATAAGCTAAACGGACGTACTAAAAATAATACAAATCTAGTATATGTGTCAAACAGTTAGAAGAGGATTCCTAAAAATATTAACAGATAATGAAGAATCTTATTTTAACAGATAAAGATTATTTTAATCATTTAAATGGAATAATAGATTCCATAGATGAACTTTCATCCATGGAGATAACTAAGAAACCTACAGCATACCACTTTAGGATTGCAACAAGCCTTCCTAAATACAATGAGATGCTTATACAGGAGCTATTGAAGTTTCACAATATGTTTCACATTAAACTTAATATGAGCAAAAGTATCAAAACTTCTGCTACTATCACGTTTGAAATAAATTTGGAAAATTCAAATTAAATACATATCTTCGTTTTTTAAACCAAAAATTATATAAACATGGAAAAGATCACTTATGATCCAAACAAAAAGTACACATGGACACCTGAAGATGTATTCACTATATCTGGTGGTGAATTTGGTGTAATTTTAAATGCATTAAGAGCTATTCTTACAACCTCTGAAGCTTCAAAAATCTTATTAGCTAACCAAGCTAACAATATTGTAGAAGCAACATTAGCTAAAGCTGTTGAAGAAGGAGTTGTTAAAGAAGTTCAAGATGCTCAAGAAGAACAACAATCATAATCTATGGCTAAAAAAATGATTAAACGTAAAGATGGTTCCACTTCCCAACATGGGTTGTGGGACTCTATACGTGAAAACAAAGGAAGTGGCAAAAAGCCTACAGCTGCTATGTTAAAGCAAGAAAAAAAGATTAAATCAAAATCTAAAAAATAATTAAAATGGGAACAATCAAAAAGACTAAAAAGTATCAAAAAAGTGGACCACCATTAACTGTAACTAAAGCTGGTAAGTTTAAAAAACAAACATTTGAAGCAGATACATCTGGATATTCTGCTGGTAAAGAACACTTTCCAACAAAAGTAACAACTACAAGAATTAGTAAGAGTGGTGAAGAATCTCCTATAAAAAATTCTCCATGGATGATAAGTGTAGGAAGATCTACTATTAGTGGAGAATTAAATAAAAGAGAGAAAATGAAAAAGCAAGAGGAAGAAAAAGCAAAAGGTAAGATGAAAACTGGAGGTAAAATAAAGAAGGCTCAAACTGGTAAAAAATTACCATCAGGAGCAAGTAGTGCTTCTGCTGAAAGTGATTATGCAAAATCTGATTCTCTTAGAAATGTATCTAATAAAATGACTGGTAAAGATTTTTTTGAAATGTCAAGATTAAAAAAACCAAATCCAAGAATACAATCTGATAGTTTAAAAGCAGAAGGTGATAGAAAAACAAAAGCTACAGGTGGTGTTCCTAAAGACTACAGATTTAAAAAAGGTGGTGCTGTTAAAAAGACTGCTAAAAAATCTATGAAAATGGGTGGTAAAGTGTCTAAGATGATGTCTAAGATGAAATCTAAAATGTCTAAAAAGAAATAGTCATGGTAACAATTAAAAAAGCTAAAGCAAAGAATCTCTCTGCTGGTCCTAGTAAGAAAACTCCTATTGCTCCAAAGGTAGATCCTCAAGGTCAATATACTAAGGTGCAAGAAAGAACTCTTGGTAATATGAAAAAGGGTGGTAAAGTTACAAAGGATAAGAAATGGATACAGAAAGCTGTTAATCCAGCTCATAAAGGATATTGCACTCCTATGACTAAAGCTACCTGCACACCAAAGAGAAAAGCTCTTGCAATGACATTCAAAAAAATGGCAAAAAAGAAATAATGGCAAAAAGTATAAAGTTAAAACCTTATGCAAGGTTTCTCAAAGATGGAGAAATAGTACCAGGGAGTCTTGGTTTATACACTCATGCTCCAAAGGTGGGTATATGGAAAGAGGTTCAACCTATAGAATATTATAATAATAATTCTCAGCACTATCTTGATGTTGTAAAAACAACCTATCCAAATGCTGTATTAGCTCAACATCTTGCTACAAAGTTACAACTGTTTCTTTCTGATAGAGGTATAAAAACTAGTGATACAGTGTTAAATCTTACAGTGTGTTCAGATGATGTTAATGCTTCTGAGTTTGCTAATATTAATAACATAGGACAAAATCCTCCAGCATTAAATGCCTATCTTGGACCATTTATGGGTGGTGGATTAGCTGGTTATCCTCATACAGGTTTATTAGCACTTCAAGCTTGGCAAAGTCATGCTACAACAATGACTCCTGCTAATGGACCATTATTATTAATTAATATGCCTCATATAGGTATTACACAACAAGCTGATCTTGTTGCTGCTAATAATAATGTAGGTAGAATGTTAAGAAGAGGAAAGACTTCTGCTACAAGTGATAACACATGTGGTGCTGTTGCTACAGCTATTGCTGATGCAATTACATTAAATGGTGTTGCACCAGTGGCTACAAATGCTCCTTTTGTAAACAACTACCAAAGATACCAACTTGCTCTTATTACATATGCTTCTTATGCTTATTATAATACACATACATATTCACAGAATATGATTCAAGCTACAGAACTTATAAGAGTGGCAGGATTTACAATTTTAAAGAATACATTAATTCCTACTCTTTCAGGACAAAAGAATTTATATTTCCTATCTGGTACATTTGTTAATGTAGATGATGGTTATTCAGCATGTATCAACTTTGATGCATTATGGTTAAGAAATTCAGGAGCTTGGACAGATCTTACAAATGATTTTAAAGCTACGTTATAATGGCAACTATCAAGAAACTTCTTAAGTCTTCTCCTAGAATGCGTGGTGTTACACCTGTTCCTAATGGTCCTCTTATTAAGAAGAATGGTTCTTCATTAAAGACTGGTGGTAAATTAAAACTATCAGCTGGTGGAGAGAAACATGTTATATATAAAAAGTCTAGTCCTACAGGTGTTGGTAAAGGAAAGAAAGGTGATATAATGGTAAACCATCCTACTAAAGATAAAGGTAAATGGGATACAATAGATCTTACAGAGAAAGCAGGAGCTAAAACAGTTAAAGAAGGTGCTGCTTCTACAAAGAAATGGCATAAAGAACATCCTTATAAAATGAAAACTGGAGGAACTATTAAAAAAGCTCAGACTGGTAAGAGAATAACCAAATACATGACAGACGATGAGTATAATAATTATAATAAAGAAAAGAAAGCCAAGTTAATAAAAGAAAATTCTAATTTTTATATAACACCTAAAGATACACGTAATACAGATCCTGGATTTGAGATTACTCCTAAAAAAGATTCTACTAAAAAAAGAAGAGTATTTTCAGAAGATGGTAATCTTGAATATTTCAAAAGAGGAGGAAAAATAAAGAAAGCTAAGAATG